TAATAAGATTAGTAGAAGTAGGCTCTAACAATATATGACCATTCTCTCCATTACTATCATAGTTTATTCTAGCTAAATCTACATCTGTACTAAATGTAATGTCTTTTACTGATATGTTGTCTAATGATATATCAGATACAGATGTAATTCTATTAAAATATAAATCAGTTCTTTCTGCTACAAAAGTGTGATTGTAAGTTTTTGTTTCATCAATCTCAATAAGAGTTCCACCACCTCCACTTTCAAGTTTAGCTTTACCTGAAACAACTGTTGCGTCAAAAGTTATGTTATATGTGTTTCCGATTGTAAATATTGAACTTTGTATAAAGCCACTACCATCACTATCGTTACTAACTAACCTCGCAGCTCCATTAGCAATACTCCATTTATCTCCAACAGTCCACCTATCATTAGGGTCTACTTGTTGTATTGATATGTTGTCTATTGAGCCTTCAAAACCTGTGCCAACAACACCTCTAAATCTTATCTGACCATCTGTTCCATCGTAAGTAAAATACACTTCTTTAGTTCCTGTTGTAGTAAACGTTTGTATGTAACCATTTGTTTGAGCATAAACAGAAATATTACCATCGTCAATACTTAGTATATCAAAAACAACTTTATAAGTTTTTCCGTTAGTTAATACTCCTTCTTGGGCAAGACTTTCATTAGCATCTGTATTAAAATTGGCTCTATCTGTTATAGTTATACCACTCCCTATCGTACTCCAACCTGTGCTTCCACCACTAAAGTTTCCATTAGTAACTAACTCATCACCCAACTCCTCAAAATCACCATTAAGTACTAATTCAGGGTCAGTAATACTCTGCATATCTTGTACTAAACCATCAGAGTTTATTCTTGTAGCACTACTTGCTCTATCGAAATCAAAGTCTGATGATACATCTATCATTGATACACTTGTTACAGTAACGTCAGAACCACTAGTATTGTTAAATTGTATTCTAGTATCAGTAACATCTAATTCTACGTAATCTGTAAAAGGTAATGATAATGTTACATAAGAACTTGATGGCAAAGTAAGACCTGTTCTATACTTAATTGTTCCACTACCTTCTACTTTTAGTTTTACAATTCCATCATCAGGAAAACTAATGTTTTGATATATATAACCACCATCAGGAATAGTAACTACGCCACCACTTTCAGTAGCAGTATTTGTACTCCAATCAGTTGAGAAATCTGAAAAATCACCACCAACGACATAATCATCACCTGTATATTTTTTTACAGAGTGTACTCTTGCATTGCTATATGAAGTAGGTGTAAGAAGTATAGTAGCATCATCTAATATACTTGCATTGTCTATATCGGATATTATATTTCTAGTATCTATTAGGTTCTCACTATAAGTACCTCTAATAGATAACTTTTGTATTAAACGACCTATTGTATCGCTATATAATTTTCTACCTACGCTTAATGCTGAACCTAATCTAAACATAAATTAGTTTTGATAGCCTACTGCTACTCCACTTGTAAGGGTAATTGCAGTAATGTTCATAAATAAAACTGTACCAGCTGGTATAGTAGTTTGTAAAGCACTAGGGTTATCACTAGAACCATCTAAATTAGAAACAGTTATTGCACTTATTACACTTTCTGTAACAAATTGTATAGCGTAAAAATCTACGCTTGATACTGCTGAACTATTTATAATATAGGTAGTTCCTTTTTTACCTAATTGTTCGTTTAATAAGTCTGTTGTATTTTTTACTGCCATTTTAAATGCTTAAATAAGTTGTATTACTATTTGTTGTGTTTTTATTACTTGTCGGTGTATATTGAGTATATGACACTTCTGTTATTGCTTCGTTAGATACATACGCTTTGCCCTTTTCTACTACTAAACTATCAGTTAAAGAAGCATCACCATCATTACCAAAACCTAAATCTGTTACCTCATAAATGGTATAAGTATAAAAACCATCGTGATTAGGTAAACTATTAGGTGGTGAACCTACTGCATCGTTAAAAGCAAAGTTAGAATATCTATTGTAATGTGTCATTGAACCATAAGTATAGTATTCTTCTTTAGTCATATCATTAACTAACTTCATATAATAGTAAACAGTAGTGCCACTATCATTAATTCTCTTTTCTTTAAGTGTTACAGGTATGTTGTTAGTTTCGCCTTTAACTATGTGTATCATAATATAAAATATAAATAACTCTGTTTTATTTACAATTATATAAAAAAAAAGTGGGAAAAACCCACCTTTTTCTTAAATTATATTGATAATTATGATACAGTTACAGTAAATGCAGCGTTATCAAATGGTTCAGTAGTATAGTCTGCAACTACTAAAGCTGGGCTATCTTCCATACCTACGAAAGTTAAATCGTAACCGTTCATATCACCAAAGGCTACACCACTACTAGCAGTACCTGTGGTAAGTTCCATACCATTAGTAACACCTAAACCAAAGATAACTCTTTTGCCACTAGAATTGATAGCGTTTGTTTCTACAAATACCAATAATCTATTTTGTGCTAAAAGTTTTATTTCGTTTTGGTCTGCTACACTTAGTTTGTGTAGTTTTACATTGACTGATGGCTCATAAAATACAGTTCCATTCTCTGCACTAGCAGTTACTGTTTCGGTAAATGAAGCAGTACCCCTTACTACGTTGTATTTAAACAAGTTTGTAGTAATATCTAAATCAGAAATAGAACCAGCACTATGAGTAACAGTAGCATCTTCTAATTGACAAAAGTAAACTGCTCTAACACCACCTATGATGTCTTTACAATCTAAACTTCTACCTGTTGTTAATTCACAAGCCATATTCTTTGTGTTTTATTAGTTAAGGGGGGCTATTAACCCCCCTGTACTTATTTTAATTATGATTGGTGAGTAATGTCTGCACCTACACCGTGCTGAACTCCACCTGTAAACTTAGCTACAACTCTGATGTTATCAGAACCATCTAAGTCAGCCATATCTAACATTCTGATTTCAGAGTGGTCAGAAATTAAATCTGTACCAAAGAATAAGTTAGATTTTTGAGCAGCTACCATTTGGTTGTCAGGTAAACCTTGACAAACTGCAATTTTAACACCCTCAAATTCAGGAGTATATTGCCCCATATGATTGAAAGGAAATGCACTTAAAGCTGAAATAGCAGAAATGTAAAAACGGTAAGTTTTAGGGTTCATATAAATATATAAATCCTCTTTAGTGTAAACTTGTGCTGGTACGGCAGCAACTAAGTCTTGTAATTCACCGATAATGTTTGAAGCAGTATAAGCACCAGCAGCACTATCAGTACCAACAGTACCGTCATTAGCAAAGTAACCTGTTGAAGCAGTCAAGAAGCCCTCAAACTGTCCAGCAGTAGCCTCTGCACCACTCCATATAGAGCTTTCTACTGCATCAGCAATAGTACCACTAAGGTAAGACATAACAAAAGCAGTAAAATCGCCTGACATATCTCTATTGTGAGCTCCAGCTCTCATTTGAGCAGCTTGCCAATCAGCAAGTAAGTCTTTTTTACACAAATCAACATTAATTTGTAATTCTTTTGGGTTAAGTACTCTTTCAGTTAAAGTAAGTGTACCAGCATCAGAAAAATCACAAGATGCGTTAGCTACCAAAGAAGCACCAGCAACTTTAGTAATGTTTCTTTTAAATTTAACATTCTCTAATACAGTTAAGTATTCAAGTGATGTAGCTGATTTTAACGCAGCAGCAATATACTGTCCAGCGTGTTCACCAGCATAATTTGAAGTAATTGAAAATCCCATTTTCTTATTATTTATTTAGGTTATACATATATTTTTCTTGAGCAGATAACTTCATATATTCTGCTTTACTCAATTCAATTCTAGGTGAATTAGAAGCAAATTTGTGCGACTTTACAGGCTCTGCACTAGGCTCGCTACCTAATTCTTCAACTTGCTTAGATAATTCAAGGTTTTCGTTTTGCAAATCAACAATATTTTCGTCTTTAGCTAAGTTTTCACCTCTTAGTTCATCTAATTCAGCTTTGATAGTTTTAATTTCGTTAGTTACGTTTTCTAGTAATTCTCTTACTACGTTACCAACTTCTTCAAGCATAGTTTCATCATTAGAAGTTTCTTTTTCCATTTCTACTTCTTCTTCTTCTTCTTCTTGCTCAACTTCTTCTTCTTCTTTAGCAGATACTTCTAATACTACACCGTTTTCGTCAGTAGAAAACTCTGTACCATCTTCTAATGAGTAAGTACCTTGTGGCATTGGAGTTTGCTCGCCATCTTCTGATAAGATGTTAAGTACTACACCCTCTGCTAATTCATCAGCTTCTGATACTACGATAGTACCATCTACTAATTTAGCTTCATAAGCTAATTTTACTTCTTGTTCTTCGGTATCTATACCTAAAGCAACTTTTATGCGTTCTTTTAAATCCATTTTATAATTTATTTATTTCTTTAAACCAATTTGACGCTCTGCCATTTCCAAGTTCACCTCTTGCTTTATCTACTATTTTATAAGCATCTTCTAATTCGTTAGGCAAATCTACACCTAATTCTTTAGCTTGTTGTCTTACTTTACGTATGTTTTGTGTTATTTGAAAGTAAGGCTCATTTATAAAATTATCAATAGCATCAGCAGTTATTTTAGCTTGTGTTTTTAATGCGTTTAATTCTTTTTCAGCTTTAGCTATTAGTTTTTTTGCATTTTTACCTTGTTCGATAAGGTCTTTTACAGTAGCTAATTCTACCTTTTCAAGTTCTACTGATTTAGTATTTTCAGCTTTCTTAAACTTACTAAGTTCGTTATAAAATTTATTGTCCATAATATAAAATATAATTAGTGTTGTTTTGTTTTATTTTCGGTCTATTTGGTCTAATTTTCTTATTGCCCACTCTATACCACTTGTACCACCCCAAGCATCATACATTAATCCACCACAACCCTCTGAATAGGGTACGTCTTTATGTTGCTGATGTCTTTTAAATGAAGCCATACGAGCAATAGTATCTCTGCTTATAGGCTTTCTATCTGCTAACTGTCTTGCTCTAGTCCAACCTACTTGTGTACCACAATCGCTACCATTTTTTTCTTTGTACTCAATAGCTTTCTTTGCATTGTTACTAGCACTTTCAGGATAGTCAGTATAGCTTTCTAAATCTAATATATCTGCTAATGCTAATAAAATTTCTTCATCAGTAGGTTCTTGCTCTAAACTTAGCTTTTCCATTTTATCGACAAAATAACCCTCTATACTTAAACCTTTTAGTTCACCACTCTTGATACGTTCCCATACCTCATCGTTATTTACTCGCATAGATACAAACCAAGTACCCTTTGGCAATTCATAGCCATATAAGTTACTCTTATCGTTTTTGCTATCTTCTACTATCCAACTTTCTACTGTATGCACTCCTGTTACCTTTTCTTCGTGTTGTAAGGTAGCGTTGTTAGTATTGTGATGTTTCATATACGCTTCGGCTGCTTTACGTACTGTATCAGCAGTAAAATACACATAGTAGTTTCTATCTTTGTTAGCATCGTATCTATATATCTGTTTGTAAGGTATTAAAGCTGGACTTACTAACAATCTTTGTTCTTCGTTTACCTTAGCAAGTGTTAAATTGCTTTCAGTAGCATTGAAATATACAAAGTCTGTTTCTATTGCTGGTGATGTTACTAAAGAAATAGCATCTATTGCTAGTTCTTCATTGTTTTCATCTACAATAAGTTCTACTATGTCATAATTTTGGTGTGCATTTTCACACTCTTGTAAGGTGTCGTATTTACAATCGCCATTACCCCATTTATACTTTCCGTTATCACATTCTTTACAAGGCATAATATTATTTTTAAATTGTTGCTTTTCTTCTTATTTTACTTAATTTATCTTGTTGCTTAGTCATATCATCAGCTACTACAAAGGCTTTTACAACCCCCATAGTAACACCACCTACCCCCTCACTACTTGAAAATGACCTACCACCACCAGCTTCGTTAATTGCACTTAAAAGTGGCTTAAACATTCTTGTACTACGAGCATTTATAACACTTTCGCCCTTAGATAGTCTTGCAGACACGCTATCACTACTACCTGTGCCATATCCGCCTACTAAACCCCCTTGTGCAAACTGTGGCTCTTGTACTGATAGTATCTTATTTACATTTTGAAGTCCAGCAGCTAATGTTGTAGCAGCTAATATAAAGTTTAATGGTGGTGGTGCAGATGCTAACGCTTCTGATACACCTTGATAAGTGTTTATAGTAGATTGCACTACTGCAACTGCCTTACCAGCTTCTGTTTCTTCGCCTAATAGTAATTTTATGTTTTCTAAACTATCTGATGCTACTTGTAAATCTGCCATAGCTTGTTGTCTGCGTATTTCATTTATGGCTAATGCTTTTTGTTCTTCTAATTTTACAGTATCTTCACCAGCATTTTTAGCAAGTCTAAATAATTCAGCATATTGTTGCTCTACTTCTAATAACTCTCTTTCTCGTTGGCTTACACCCTCTAATGCTATTTCTTTTTTTACATCTTGTAACTCTCGTTGTAAAGAACTTTCATTTTGTAATTGCTCTGAACGAAAACCTGTAATTTGTGCTTCAATAGCTGCTAATTCATTTTGCTCTCGCATTAAAGCTATTAAATTCTCATCGTTAGATAATTTATCATACTCAACCTGTGCAGCAGCAACTCTAATTTGTTGTTGCTCTAACATTTGTTTATTTTGTTTTTCTAAAACTACACCAAGTTCTTCATTGGCTTTTATTCTATCTTTAAAACTAGCGTTTTCATCATCTCTTCTTTGTCTTAAAATTTCAGCCTCTCTATCATACTTTTCAATTAGACCTTGTATTCTTACCTCTGCAATTTCTGCTGCTTTATTTAACTCTACATTAGCTTTTGCTGCTTCAATAGTACCTTTAGCATAATTTACTACTGCATCTGTTACTTCCGTAAATGTTTCTGATACTTTATCTACTGTACCATCAACACCTGTAACTACATCAACCATTTCTTTACCAGCTTCTTTGATAGTTATACCAGCTTCTTTAAATTTACCAGCTACTAACAAACTTATAGTGTTAGCAAGTAAACCAGCCACTTCTATTGCACTATTAAAGCGTTCTATTAGATTATCTTTGATTGCAGTACCTAACGCCTTTAAATTCTCAACAGGGTTTTCAAAAACTTCTTTAAAGAAGTCTGCAACCCTACCGAAATTATTAAATACAAAGTTTACAAAGTCATTGATGGCTATACTTGTAGCTTCAAATGCAGTATTAAAGAAGTCAGCAGTTTTTTGGTTCTTCATAAAGATTTCACTAAGCATCTGAAATGCTTTAAGTGCTAAACCAATACCAGCAGCTTTAAGTGCAACACCTACACCCTTAATACCATCTCTAATACCACTTGTGGCTTTTGCAGTAGTTTTACTAGCCCCACCTATGTCTTGTACAGATTTTTTTACTTGTTCTAAGTCTTTTTTAGCATCGCCTACATCAGCGATTAACTTCATTATTACTTCTTCTTGATTTGCCATTTACCTAGTATTATATCGTTATAATCTGTTTTATCTTTATATTTAGTTATCAAAGGTAGTACATCTTTAAATGCACTAAATCCTACTTTGATAATATCGCCTATTAGTTTAAATTCTGTTGCTTTATACATATCTTACTTCTGTTATTCTACATACTACTGTCCAATATGCAGTATGTCCAGCTTCACCTTGAACATCTACCGAAATATGGGGGGTTACAGATATTTGTGGTGAAAAATCACAAGCATAATCTAATGCACTATCTCTAATTAATGTTCCTTTTTGATGTCCTACTTCTGTTAATGTGCTATTTACATATTTATAGGTAGCGTGTCCATATTCAGTCCACACTAAATTTAATGATGGGTTTAATGCACAAGCACTATAATCTATTGCATAAACACTTTCATAATCTGTATTAACTTTAAATCTTTCACCTGTACTATTGCCTAAAAATAATTCTGTTACTGTTGCATTAGTAGTAATACCATCAAATTGTAAAATAGTATATTTTGCTCTATTAGGTGTGTTTGCACAACTCATAGCTATTTCACCATAATTATCTATATAAGCGTTAACACCTATTGCTACACCAAATTGTGAGTTTTTATTTATATAGTGTTCTTTACCTATGGCATAAGAATTACTTGTGTATATTTTATTGCCACTACCTAAAACATAATTGTTTTTGCCATATACTTTGTTACCTCTACCATTAACAAAATTACTTTCTGTACTCTTTACATCTTTTGCAGTAGGTATTCTACAAATACCATTTATAAATTCATAGCCATAAGCCGAGCAATCTTCGGTAGTTCCTGTTGTTGTACTTGTTCCTTTATCATCTACAAATAATATCTTACCTGTACTATCTATACTATGTATTTTTCTCATATTCTTAGTAATTCTACTTTGGCTAAACTATTTTTATCTGTATTGTATTCTATTTTATTAACCCTGTATAGTTGGTCTTGTATTTTTACTTTATCAGCAAAACTAAAATTGTATATATCAGTAGGTTTTAAATAAAATTCTGCTTTTAGTATTAAACCATTATTAAAATTATATTTTTCATTAATGTAATTAAACCAATATACATTAAATAAAGTGTTTGTTGGTTGTGTGGCTAAAACACTATCTAAATTTGTAGTATTAATCAAACCAAACAATAAACTATTAGTTTGAGAAGTAGCATTTACTAAATCATCATCATACATTGTAGCGTTAGCATAGTTTGTTTCCCAACTACCTGTGCTAAAAAATTCATCATTATCATAAAATACATTATCATCATATATTGTATTTCTTTTGAATACTAAACGTGGTTTATTGTCATAAGGTACGTGCGTGCCATCTTCATATTTAGTTATCCATTGTGTAAATATATTAGTACCATTTATCTTAAATATATATGGTGCAGAAAACACTTCTGTTTCTATTATTTTTATTTCATCATTATCTACATCAAATTCTAATACTTGTGAACCATAATCTATAACATTAGCTTTATTGTAACGATTTTTCATATAATCATCATCTTCTAAAGCGTGTTTAAATTCTATTCTTTTAGGTATATCTATTGGCTCTATTATAAATTCATTACTATTTATTTTTTTAGTCCAATCTACTATTTTTGAATTAGAAGTGTAGGTGTCAAAAGGTTCTATTAATAGTGTATTGTTGTTTTGACTTTCAATAGTTAAATTGAATAATTTAGTAACATCTTTAATTATATCAGCTAACTTAATATCACCTAACCTTGTATTTATAGCTTCGTCTGTTAAATTATAAGGCAAAACTTTTAAAGTTAATCTATAATCTTGAAAAGGTGATGGTATAAAATATACTTGGTCGCCACCAGCGTTGTTAGGGCAAGTAAAACCTATAAAAGCAGTAGCCCCTTGTGGCACTATTACTTGACCATTCAATAATAAACTTGATTGTGTATTAGGTTGTGCGTAGGTGGTATCTATAACATAATAAACAGGGTTGCCTAATAAGTTTACTGTGTTTACGTTTAGATTAATTTGTGAACCAAAAGCAAAATTATTATCTACATATATAAAAGCATTAATATCTAATATACAATCAAAAGGTGCAGTAAATACGCTTGTATCGTGGTTAAAATCGTTATTATCATCACCTGTTTCATTAGTATAGTTTAGTAATGGAAAGTCATAGGCACTATTCCAACCTAAAGCTAACTGTGGGCTAACATTATCTACTCCTGTTGCTATAATTACATTTGTTATATTATCATCACCTATATCTGTATTTATTGTAGTGTCAAAATATATTTCACTAAATAATGTACTATTGAAAAATGAACTATTATAAGTAAATCCAGCATAATTAAATATCTTATCTATTATATATTTTAATTGCACATTTAATATATAATGTTCATAAGGGTTTATAGATATTTCACCGTTTATATCTGCTATTAGATTACCATTATTAGTTAATGGATAAAAAGGTACTATACTTGTACCACCAGCTTCTAAAGTTACACCTGTTGCTGACCAACTATTATATACATTACTTTCAGTTATATTATGGTCTATATCACTAAGGTCTAAATCTTTTATAGTAGCATCTGCAAGAGTTTCTATAATGTTAGCTACATCATTAAACAATACTACATTATATGTTATTTCTGTGTCCTTATCTACTACGTTTAAGAGCCTTAAAAAACCCTCTAATACTAATACTTCATCTGAATAAAGATAAGCCTTTACGTTCTTGTATGCGTTGAAATTAGTTTTATACCTATCAAGATTATAGTAATGCTCAAAAAACTTATTGTTATTTTTAGTAGCTGGTAAGTTAAAGTCTTTAGAATAACTAGCGTGTTTACTTTCTATATCTCTTACATCATCTACTTGTAATGTTAACGATATGTTTTCATTACCAAAAGTATCTAATTCTTGTAGGCTACCTGTTACTTGATTTTGTACTACTAGTCTTATCATAGTCTTTGTACTCTTGTGTTATGTCCTTTTTCTATTGTAATAATATATTGCTTTAACATATCATTTGCAGAAGTTTGTTTTATGTATTCTGTTTCATTAATAACAACAGGTTCAAAAGTATTACCTGTTTGCATATATACATCAGGACTTAAAAACAATTCTTCTAAAATACTTGCTTCATCTTGTGTTATAAAGTCTGTATTAGCTTCTATTGTTTCTGTTGCATTAGTATTAAACACTCTTGTACCACCGTCATAAGTTCCTTGATTATAATACTTGAAATTAAAAGCATCACCTATTTCTGTGGTAGAAAAGTACGGTGTATATCCATAGTTTTGTTTTATAGGGCTTTTATTTATTTGTGTTTTTCTTACTGATTTTTTTGTAAAGTTGTAATAATCCCAAGCACCTAAACTATTTAAAAATGCTAATCTTATTGTTTCATAACCCTTACAATCTGCTTCTTGTATGTCAAATTTATAAGCACTACTTACTGCTGTATTAACATTAAAGGCTTGCACATAATAATAAGATACATCAGTCATAGTTACACCAAGTTCTTCTAATTGTGCTGTACCACAACCGAAGTATAACAAACCCTCATCTGTGTTTGATATACCTATTGTCGCATCAAATGTAGCACCCCCATAAATAGAAGTATTATTTACATAATCTGTACTTAATAAAGTATCAGTACTATCATAAGTTTGTATTCTTATTCTTGTAACTTCACTATCTAAGTAATGCTTACCATTTAAAAAGCCTAATGTATGATATTGCCCTAACTGTATTTTTTGACCAAAAATAGAATTACCTATAATGTATAAATTGCGAAATTTAGATAAAAACTTTTTGTTACTTCCTGTTAACAAATAATCACTAAAATCTTGACTACTATAACCGTCTTTATGTTGTAGTACTGAATTAAAAAAGTTAAAACTAACTTCAGGTTGTAAAGCATCTGCTAATGATAAAACTTGTATTATAGTACCACTAGGAGTATTGCTATATTCGTACCCACCAATACAAAAACAATTTTTTAAGTTATTTCTATTTCTTGCATATTTATCTATTTGGTGTATTGAGTGATTAACATTTTGCATAGTAGAACCACCAAAGGTACTATTAATACCATTTAAATCATAACCACTTTTGTCTGTTTCTGTATAATCTTGTAAAATAGGTGCTATTCTAAATATAGCTTTATTATAATTATCTAAAGGGGCTTTTAGTGTAGCTATTAATACACCATTTATATATACTTGACAAATGTATTTTATGTTATATAAATTTATAATCCAAACAGGTATATTTTCTGCATATATAACTATATCTGAATAAGCTGGTGCAAGTTTATCTGCATCGCTTGTCATTGTCGTTTTTAATTGTACTGCCATTATTCTATTTCTTTACTTACAAATTTTAAAAATTGTTGTGTGTCATTAGCATAAGCCTTTATAAATGCTTGTGGTAAGTCTTTATACGCTACGTTAAAAGCATCAGTAAAAAAGTTAGTAGGTTTTATTCCATATAACTTAATGTTTCTAGCTATACTATATACTAAACTCTTACGTGGTATAAACCTACCTTTTTCATCTCTTATACCATCTAACCCCTTACGTACTACCCACTTATCTATTACACCTGATGGTGGTTGTTTAGTACTGTATTTATAAGGTGATTTAGGGGCTTTAGCACTTGACTTACTACCCTGTACCCCTTTATCTACAAACTTAGCGTACCCCTCTGCTACAAAAGACATATCTATTGCACCTGATGGATAAACTTTAATAAAGTACCCTAGACTACTACCTAAATCGCCACTAGCGTTTTTGCCTTTAGCGTTCAATATACCTCTAGCAGTCTGTACTACCTTTCTACCAAAAGTGTCTAATACTTTATCTACGTTAGTCATTAAGCAGTAGCTATAACTATTTCACAATCTATTATAGATGCGTTAGGGTTATGTATTTTTAAACTGTCTATTTGAGTAGTAGCAGTAATTTCAGCACCTGTACTGTTACCTGAAATATCTGTATCAAATAATACTACTGATTTACCAGCTTGTATTTCAATAGAAGCATTAGCAGTACTGTTATCAATAAAGTTTACTATCAAACTATCAGTATCGTCTAAGTTAGTTACTCTGATGTACTTTAAATCGTCTATATCAAACTCATTATTACGTGGAGTAGTTGCAAATGTATTTACTAAA